CGTGCAGTGGGATGACTTTCGCATCCTGTGCGCTGCCAAGACGTGGGACGAGGTGTCGGCGATTGCGTTTCGCCACCGGATGAACCGCGAAGACTGCGTTGAGAAGTTCGGCGAAGAAATCGGATCGGCCATTCCACTGGATTCGGTCGAAGACGAAGACGTAAAGAAGTCCAAGGACACCGCAGACCTATTCAAGACGGCCGAAGTTTGGGAGATTTGGGACAAGGAAGAAAAGGAAGTGGTGTGGATTTGCCCCACGCATCCGACGCCCTGCAAGACCCAAGATGACCCGCTAAAACTGTCCGGCTTTTTCCCGATCCCACGTCCTCTGTACGCCATCGAGAACGACCAGACGCTGGTGCCCACGGCGCTCTATAGCCAATACGAGCAGCAGGCGAAGGAACTCAACCGTATCAGTGTGCGGATCAACAAACTGATCGACGCGCTGAAAGTGCGCGGCATCTACGACTCGACGCTCACCGAGTTGTCCGAGTTGATGAAGTCAGGTGACAACGACCTGATTGCGGCGTCCAACGTCACAGCGCTGCTTGAGCGCGGCGGTCTGGACAAGGCCATTTGGATGATGCCGATCGACACGGCGGCGATGGTCCTGAAAGAGTTGTACGGGCAGCGCGACGCCACCAAGCAAGTCATTTATGAGGTCACCGGCATCAGCGACATCCTGCGCGCCGCCAGCGACCCGAATGAGACGTACGGCGCGCAGAAGATCAAGGCGCAGTGGGGCTCGCAGCGCTTGCAGCGGCTCCAGATGGAAGTGCAGCGCTACATCCGCGACCTGATCCGCCTGAAGGCCGAAATCATTGCGGAGAAGTTCCAGATCGAGACGCTGGAGCAAATGACGTTGCTGCCTTACTTGCACCAGGCGCAACTGGATCAGCAGTTTGCGCAGGCCATGCAGCAATACCAGCAGGCCGCGATGCAAGCTCAGCAGCAGGGCCAGCAACCACCACCGCCCCCACAGCGCCCGCAGGCGATCACCTGGGAGCAAGTGGGCGAGGCCATGCGCAACGACGCCACGCGCACGTACAGGGTGGACATTGAGACCGACAGCACGTTGTCCGCCACGCAGGACGGCGACATGAAGGGCTTGCAGGATTTGCTCGGCGGACTGTCGCAACTCATCACCGGATTCGGCCCAGCGGTGCAAGCGGGTGCGATCCCCATTGATGCGGTCAAGGCCATCATGGGCGTGGTTGTCAGGCGCGCCAAGATGGGCACGGCGGTCGAGGATGCGCTGGAAAAGATGCAAGCACCTCAAGCCGGTCCTGATCCGGAGGTTGCCAAGGCTCAAGCTGCACAGCAGGCCCAACAGGCTCAACAAGCGCATGAGGCGCAGATCGAGCAGGCTCGAATGCAGCACGAGGCGCAACTGGAACAGATGAAGGGCCAACAGACCGCCCAACTTGAGCAGATGAAAGCGCAACTTGCCGACAAGCAGCACCAGCGTGAATTGATCGCCAACCAGCAAGCCAGCGAGGCCGACGCGCAACGCACGATGGCACTGGAGCAGCACAAACAGGAAATGCAAGCGCAGCAGGTCCAGCATCAAAACGAAATCGAGGCGCAGCGCGAGATGCAGCGTCAGCAACTCGAAGCGGCACAGTCTGATCGCGAGGCCGCATACAAGGCTCAGATGGAGGCCAGCCGCTTGGAGTTCGACAAATACAAGGCCGATCTGGACTACCGCAAGGCCATTGAGGTGGCCGAGATCGCCGCGCAGACCACGCTGCAAGCCGCACAGGCAACCGCAGCCACGCAAGCCGCCAAGGGAGAACCAGTGGCAGCAGCCAACAACGACACCAACACCAAGCTTGACGCGGTGCTGGCCCATCTGAGCAAGCCGAAAAAGATCGTGCGCGGTCCTGACGGCAAGGTCGCATCAATTGAGTAAGGACTAATCATGGCAACAGGCAATATCAAATGGTTCCAGCAAGCGGTGCTGGACCTTGGCACCAAGATTCACAACCTCACCAGCGACGCGCTGTTGCTGGGCATCGTCACCACGACGACCGTGCCCACGATGGCGACGGCTGGACCCCACTGGGGCGGCACGGGTACGACCAACTTCGCCACCAACCAGGTCGGCACGGGCGGCGGCTACACCGGGCCGATCACGCTGGCCTCGGTGACCTGGACGAACGTAGCCGGCGTGCTGACCCTGCGAGCCACTGACGTGTTGATCCCTCAGAACGCCGCCGGTTTCAGCAACGGCGCGTACGGGATCATCTACAACAACACCGACGCAAACAAGCGGGCCATCGCCTTCATCGAACTGAGCGCGGCGGGCACCCTGTCCATCGTTTCCGGCTCGGTGACGATTGACTTCCAGGGTGCTGGCACGGACGTGCTGACGATCACGCCAGCCTGATGAGTTTCGTTGCCGACCGTGTATCGCAGACCGCTGCCAATCCAGGCGCGGGTGCGGTCACGCCCTCCGGTTCTGTCAGTGGATATCAGACCTTTTCGGCTGGTGTGACCACGGGCGCGACGGTGACCATCGCCATCGAGTCCACGGTGGCCGGCGATTGGGAAGTGTGCGACGCGGTGTGGAACGGCACGACCCTCACCCGAGGCCAGATCAGCGCGTCAAGCACTGGATCGCGTGTGACCTTCACCACGACCGTCAATGTATTCCTGACTCCTTCGGCGCGTGCGCTCAAGGGCATCCGACGCGGCACCGCCATGCAGGTCAGCGCAGGCAATTTTGGAGTGATTTAAATGGCACTTGACCCGCAGTACACCACCACGCCGAACATCGCGTCCAGCACGCTGACGGCGGCAAATAACGTTTTTGACGGCACTGGTACGACCGGCATTTGCTTCACCGCTGGCGCGTCTGGCTCGTTTCTTGGCTTCGTGAAACTCAAGCCGAACAACGCCACGGCGAACACCACGGCCAGCGTTGCACGGTTCTGGATCAACAACGGCCTGACCTCTGCCACGGCGGCCAACAACTTCTTCTTCGGTGAGGTGTCCTTGCCAACGACGAGCGCATCGACCAGCGTGGCTCAAGTCGAGCTGTCGATGCCGTTCAACCTTGCCTTGCCCGCTGGCTACAAGATCATTTGGTCTCTCGCGGCGGCTCCTGGTGGTGGCGGCTGGGCAGCAACCGGCGTCGGCGGGGACTTCTGATGGATTTCAGCGGCTTCGCGCAAACTGGCGTCAAGCCCATCGTCTTGCAGGGCCAAGGCCCGAGCGCGCTCGGCGCTCGTTCGCTGCCGATCCCCAAGTGGTGCAAGTTCGTCTACGTCGTCATGGTCGGCGCGGGCGGCACTGGTGGCGCGGGGTTCAGCCGCACCGCTGGCACGGCGGGTGGTGGTGGTGGTGGTGGTGGGTCTGGCGGCATCACGCAAGCACTGATCCCGGCGTCGGCTTTCCAAGGCACCCTGTACTACAAGGTTGACATTGCGGGCGGCGTTGCAACCACCGGTATCTGGACATCGTGGGAAACCACGTCGCAACAAAACGCCGCACTTGCTTCGGCGGGTAGCGGCTCGACTGGCGGCACAGGCACGGGTGCCGCAGCCGGTGCTGCGGGTGGCGCGGGATCAGCTGGCACGATCAAATTCCCCGCATTTGGTATCGCAACCGTCGGCAACGCCGGGATCATCGGCGGCGCTCAGACCGGCGCAGTGGGCGGCACTTCAACCACGTCCAACATCCCCATCGTCATGGGCGGCGCGGGCGGCGCGGGCTGCACAACCACCGACTTCGCGGGCGGCCCCGTGACGTATGCGACGACCCTCACACTGACCCTTCCGGGTGGATTAGCAGCAGGCGGCGCGGGACAACATGGCTGGTATTTAAGCCAGTACATGAGCGGCTTTGGCGGCTCGGGAGGCGGCTCGAACAACGCGGCCACGGGCGGCGCGGGCGGTGATGGTGCCATCGGCTGCGGCGGTGGCGGTGGCGGCGCTGGTGTCACCGGAGGCGCAGGCGGCAAGGGTGGTAACGGTCAGATTTGGGTCTGGTTCCTATGATCGACTTTCAAGACGGGGAATTTGTGAACTCGCTCGACGTCGAGTTCGAGTCGCTGGCTGATGCACAAGCCAACCGCTCGGCGGTGGTCGATGCGGCGGCGCTCAGCCTGCGCAACAAGGCAACCGCTGGCACCAGCCCCGCAGAGATGTCCTCGTGGCCGCTCAAGCTCGCCGCAGCCAACGCAGGCGGTGGTCAGATGCTTGCGCTCGAGGCTCAATATCGAGGCATCACCGAGGCCGAACTGATCCAGTTGGTCCTCGACAGCGCGGCGCAGCTCAGCCAGCTCGAAGCGGTCATTGCTGGTGTCTCTGGCAATCACCGCGATGCCATCGCTGCGTTGACCACGATTGAGGAAGTCTGCGCATACGACATGCGCTCGGATTGGCCTGAGGTCTAACCCATGATCGGCGCGTATCCGGTCGGGTCGAGGCCGGTCGCTGCGGGGCCGGTTGCTGCGGCATCCGGAACCACGATCACATGCACCGTAGGTGGTGCATCGGCTGTTGGCGTCACGGCGCTCATCAGCCAGACGATACCGACGACCGTTGGCAACGCCAGCGCGCTGGGCACGACCGCGACGATCTCAACATCGACTGCGACGACGATCACTTGCACGGTCGGCAATGCCAGCGCACTGGGAACGACAGCGCTCGTCAGTTCGAGCATCGTTGCAACGGTCGGCAATGCTGCTGCTGCCGGGGTCTCTGCTCTAGTTAGCACGACGCTACAGACAACCACCGGCAACGCTGCGGCGACCGGAACGACGGCGCTGCTCAATTTGAGCGTTGTCGCAAGCGTAGGAGATGCGAGCGCGCTGGGCGTCACGGCGGCGATCAGCACGTCAGGCGGGACGACGATCACTTGCAGCGTAGGAAACGCTGGGGCGGCCGGCACGAGCGCGCTGGTCAGCCCGAGCATCGTGGCCTCGGTCGGCAACGCGGCGGCGGCTGGTGTCACTGCAGCGGTCAGCACGACGCTCCAGACGACCACCGGCAACGCAGCCGCTACGGGCGTTTCGGCGCTGTTGGCTACGTCGGTTCAGACGACGACCGGAAACGCGGCAGCGGTCGGAATAACGGCCCTGCTGCCAGTGTCTGTGCAGACGGCCACCGGCGATGCCAGCGCGTTGGGCGTGACAGCCGCGGTCAGCACGACGGTCGGGGTCACGATCAGTTGCACGGTGGGCGGCGCGGCGGCGGCTGGTGTCTCTGCGCTGCTGAATGTCTCGCTGCAAACGTCAGTGGGGAATGCGACGGCGCTGGGTATTACTGCGCTGATCAACACCGAAGCGCCACCCACCAAGATCGGCGGCGACGACGCCCCAAGAGGTGGCCGGTATCAGGTCCAAGTGCGCAACAAGGTGCATTTGTTTGACACCGACGAGGAAGCGCAAGCGTTCCTGAAGTCGTTGTCCAAGAAGGCCAAGAAGGTTGCCACCGCCAAGCCGCTGGACCGTGGTTACGTCCAAATGATGGACGCAATCACGGCGGGTTTCGACGACGAGCAAGACATCGAAGAAATCTTGATGTTGCTGTGAACTGGGATCACACCATGACGCTTGAAGAGCAGTTGGGGTTCACCCCGCAAGACAAGGCCAATTGGCTGGAGATGTACGCGAAGCATTACGCAGACCCTGAGCAAGGATGGCGGGAGAAATTGGAGATGCACGCCAACCCAAAGCGCTCTGCGGCTGTGTACGTCATGCCGGGGTATCAATCGCCCGCGTCTGGGCGCTGGATCGAAACCCCGCGCCAACGCCGCGAGGATTTCAAGGCGACCGGCACTCGCGAGTGGGAGGGCATGGCAAACGAGCGCCAGCACTCCGAGCGTCAAAAGCAGTACGCCGAAGAGAAATTCGACAAAGCACTGGACCACACGGTCAGGTCTGCATGGGCAAACCTGCCCGAAGCGAAAAAGCAGCAAGCACTCGCTACGGCGGGCTAAGGAGCAACACATGGCATTCACCGAAGCAACCCTGACGGCCCAACTCGACCCCACGGGCCAAGGCCGCACGATCACGCTGGAGCGGTTCATCACTGACAGCGCAACGATCACCACGATCTACGCAGTGGGCGTTGTGGCACCGTATGCGGGTCGTTCCCGCTGGATGGACATTGCGCAAACCAACACCGCCGCACAAGCCGCCACGTTGGTGCAAAACAACCTGCAAGCCTGAGTCTCAGCGCTGCAATTCACCAAGCACCTTCGGGTGCTTTTTTTATGTCCGGAGCAACCATGATCGAAAACGAAGGGGCAACCCCCATCGAAGACGAAGTTATTGAAGTCGAACAGCCCAAGAGCATGGACGACACGATCCGCGAGACGCTGCGCAGTCTCAAGGAGCGAGGCGCAGAGATCGAGGCTCCGGCTGATCCGGAAGAAAAAGCCGAACGCATTCGCAACGAACAGGGCAAGTTTGCCAAGGCCGAGGACAAGCCAGTCGAGCCCGAAACACCCGCCGAGCCTGAAGTGGCCGAGCCGCAGATCAAGGCGGCACCGAACACCTGGAAGAAAGGTCCTGCCGAGAAGTTTGTCGCGCTCGACCCCGAAGTGCAGGAAGAAATCCTGCGCCGCGAGGCAGACATCCACAAGGGGCTTGAGGGTTACAAAGCCAAGGCGCAATGGGCTGACACCATGCAGTCGGCCATCGCTCCATTTGAGGCCACCGTGCGCGCTTTGGGCGTGACGCCTGACGTTGCAGTGCGCGAGCTGATGGCAGCGGACCACAAGATGCGCTACGGCACACCAGCCGACAAGCAGCAGTATTTCGCCTATCTGGCGAAATCTTACGGAGTTGACCTAAGCCAACTCCCAGCCACAGATTCAGCATCGGTTGACCCGACAGTCGCAGCCCTGAAACAACAGGTCGAGCAGTTGTACGGGCACATCAACCAGCAACAAGTTCAGAGCAAGCAGCAAGCAGAACAAGCGCTCAACAGCGAGATTTCTGCCTTTGCTGCCGATCCGAAGAATAGGCATTTTGAGAGTGTCAGGGGGTACATGGCCGCGCTACTGCAAGCCGGTCAGGCCTCCGATCTAGCAGATGCCTATGAGCAAGCGGTCTACGCAAACCCAGCGACCAGAGCAGCCTTACTTGCAGAACAGCAAGCCGCAGCTCGGGCTGAGTCAGCGAAGAAAGCACAGGCGGCAAAAGCGGCCAGCAGCGTCAACGTGCGCAATCGGCCATCAATGCCAGTTAGCCAGCCCATAGGTTCTATGGACGACACCATCAGGGCGACTTTGCGACGACTGCAAAGCGCCTGATTCCTCACACACTAGGAGCACATCATGGCCTCACCCGGTCAAGGTTATTCCGCCGGTAACTTCGGCGTTTTCTCGGAGTTGGTCACAACGACCTTCCGCAATCACAGCAAGGACATTGCTGACAACGTATCCAAGCACAACGCGCTCTATCGCAAGCTCACCGAGACCGGCAACGTCCGCCTCGAGGACGGCGGTCTGAGCATCGTTCAGCCGCTGGAATACGCCAACAACACCACTTATCAGCGCTACTCGGGCTATGACGTGCTCAACATCGGCGCGGTCGATGTCCTGAGCGCTGCCGAATACCCGTGGCGTCAGGTTGCGGTCAATCTGGCTGTGTCCGGTCTGGAAATGCGTACCAACAGCGGCGAAAACCGCATCATCAACTTCGTCAAGGCGAAGGTGAAAAACGCGCAGCACAGCTTTTCCAACGGCCTGAGCGCTGACCTGTACTCTGACGGCACCGCCGCCAACCAGATTAACGGTCTGCAAGCACTGGTTGCTGACGCTGGCACAGGCACTGTGGGCGGCATCAACAGCTCGACCTATGCCTTCTGGCAAAACGTCGTGCAGTCTGCTGCGGCACCTCTGCAAGGCGGCTCGGGCATTACGCCTTCGGCCACCACGTTCGAGTCGCTGATGCTTCCGCTGTGGATCAAGTTGACCCGTGGCATGGACACGCCTGATTTGATCGTGATGTCGGACGACTACTTCACGTTCTATGAGCAGTCGCAGACCTCGCTGAAGCGCTACACCGCAGCCGAAGACGGCAAGGGCGGGATGATGACCATGAAGTACAAGTCTGCGGACGTGTTCTTCGACTCATCGGGTGGCATCCCAGCCGGTCACGCCTATTTCCTCAACAGCAAGTACATCGACTTGGTGGTCCATCAGGACGCAAACATCACCATGCTCGATGACGTTGAGGCGATCAACCAAGACGCGTTGGTGAAAACCATCATCTGGCAGGGCAATGTTGCGTTGAGCAACCGTTCCCTCCAGGGCGTCCTCAAGGCTTAAGGAGAGCACCATGCCTTTTTCACAAATCACGCCTGTCGTCGGACAGTTGCAGCAGGGTTATCCCAACCCAGTGGACACGATCCAACGCGAAATTCTGGGCACGGTCATCCCAGCGGTGGACAACTACTTTGGTTTCGGCGAGTTCATGTACGTGCAGTTCCCTGCATCGGCTGCGATCACGTTCGGCCAAGTGGTGGTCATTTCCGGTTTCGGCGGCTCGTCTGGTTATTCCGCAGCCGTTGCCACCAACGCCGCCAACACTGGCCGCTCTATCGGCATCTGCATCAACGCTGTGGCCTCGGTCGCTTCAGTGCAGTACGGCTGGGTCCAGATCAGCGGCAACGCTGTGATCAAGACCACCGCGTCGGTAGCAGCAGGTACGACGTTCGGCATTGACGCTTCGACTGGTGGCTCGGTTGCAGCCAACTCGGCAGGCCGTCAGGTGCTCAACGCTGTGTCGGTTGCGCCTTCCACCACCACCATCGTCAAGACTTGGACGCTGCGCAACGGCTCGCCGATTGCTGTGGCTTCGAACGTTGACGGCTTGGTGCCGGGTCTGGCGCTGTCTGGCACGGGTGTGTCGGGCACGATCACGTCGATCGACTACGACAACCGCACGATCACGATGTCTGCCAACGCTTCGGCTGGTGGCCCATCGTCGGTGACTGCGACTTACACCGGCTTCATCGTCGGTCAGATCAATCGTCCTTTCCTCCAAGGCGCGACCTCTTGATCTTGTTTTGAGAACGGTCCTCCGGCTCACAAAGCCGGGGGGCTTTTCTTCTGCGCTCACACGAACGCAGAACAAAAGTGCAACCACTTCAAGGATTACCCAATGGCCTACGCCGACCCGATGAGCAGAGTCCCGTTTTTCATGTTCGCTGACCGTGAGCACGGTGTCGATGAACCCGCCAGCAAAGAACTGGGCTACCAAGTGCCCAAGATGGCGACATTCATTCTGATTACCCCCCACGGCCACAAGGGCGATCCGCTGGAATTCTTTGCAGACGAGTTCATCGAGCGTAAGGGTCGCGAAGCCCGCGAGGGTCGGTATGACCATACCTGGGTGGCCGAGTTCAAGTCGGGTCTCGCCGCGCACCGTGAAGGCAAGGCCATTCCACGCAATGGCACCGCGCTGATCACATGGGAACGCATCCTCAAGTCGCGCCGTGAGCAACTGGTGCAGCGCTTCCCCACGGTCGAGGATTTGGCCGCTGTGCCTGACTCATCGCTGGGCGAAATTGGCCTTGATGGGCGCGTTCTGCGCGACATGGCAAAGGCCGACATTCAAGCCAAGCGTGACCTGTCGCCCGTGGTCAAGGAACTGGCCGACACCAAAGAAGAAAACCGCCGACTGCAAGAGCAACTTGACGCACTGACGGCTCGCCTTGACCGCATGGACGAAGACAAGCCGCGCCGCCGCAAGTCGGCAGAAACCGAACTGGCGTAAGGAGTAGCCCGTGGCCCTGTCCTGCCTTCAAATCGTTCAAGCCGCGTGCAAGCGCATCGGCATCGTGGCGCCGACTGCGGCCTATACATCGCAGGACCAGCAGATCATTCAATTGCTGTCTCTGAGCGAGGAAGAAGGGCAGGAGCAGGCTACCCGTTACCCGTGGCAAGCCCTGCAAACAGAAACCACGTTCACCACAGTGGCGGCTCAGGTGCAAGGTGCAATCTCCACCATTGCGCCGGGGTTCGATTACATCGTCAACGACACGATCTGGAACCGCTCGCTACGTCGTCCGGTGTATGGACCCAAGTCTCAGCAGGATTGGCAGCAAGCCAAGGCCATGCAGATCAATGGCCCGTTCAACTCGTTTCGGATCATCGGCGACGTACTGAATTTCTACCCCAATCCAGTGGCGGGGCAAACGTGTGCGTTTGAGTACATCAGCCTCAACTGGATCGCCACCTCCACGGGTAGCACCTCATCAACGTGGACCAACGACGCCGACACGCCGCGCATTGACGATCAGTTGATGGTGCTGGGGCTGGTGTGGCGTTGGAAGCAAGCCAAGGGTCTGGATTACGCCGAGGATTTCAACAAGTACGAACGCCGCATCGCCGACTTGATGGGCCGCGATTCCGGCAAGGCCACGCTGTCAATGTCAGGCGCGAAATACGACATTCAGCCGGGTGTGTTTGTGCCTGCCGGGAGCTGGTTCTAATGCGTCAAGCCGCCGCAGGAGTCAGTCGCAGGCAGGTCTCCAAAACCGCCAGCGTGTCGTCCCCTGTGGGCGGCTGGAACGCCCGCGATCCGTTGGCCGAGATGAAGCCGACCGACGCGGTGATTCTCGACAACTTCTTCTGCACGCCTTATGACGTTCGTGCTCGCTTTGGGTATTCGACATGGGCCACGGGCCTGTCGGGCACCGTCGAGACGCTGGCGTCCTACTCGCCACCGTCGGGCACCATCCAACTGTTCGCCTGTTCGGGCGGCAACATCTACAACGTCACGACCGCCGGGGCTGTCGGTGCTGCGGTGCAAACGGGCCTGACCTCCAATCGGTGGCAGCACGTCAATTTCGGCACGGCAGGCGGCAACTTCCTATACATGGTCAACGGTGCAGACGCGCCGCGCTATTGGGACGGTTCCGCATGGACCAATGCCGCCATTACCGGCGTGACGCCTGCCAACCTGATCAACATCTGCGCGCACAAGGCGCGGCTGTGGTTCTGCGAAAAGAACTCCCTGAAGGCGTGGTATCTGCCTACGCTGTCCATCGCTGGAGCGGCCACGTCGTTCGACTTCTCGTCGCTGTTCAATCGCGGCGGCTACCTGATGGCGCTGGGCACTTGGTCGCTCGACGCAGGCTACGGGATGGACGACTACTTCGTCGCCGTGACCTCTGAGGGGCAAGTCGCGGTCTACAAAGGAACCGACCCCGCCAGTGCATCGACATGGGCTTTAATCGGCATCTACGACATCGGCGCACCCATCGGGCGGCGCTGCATGACCAAATACGCAGGCGACTTGCTGATCATTTGCCGCGACGGTCTGGCCCCTCTGTCCAAAGCGCTCATGTCCTCGCGGGTCAATTCGCAGGAAATGCTGACCGACAAGATTCAGCACGTCATGTCGGATTACGTGACGACCTACGGTAGCAACTTCGGCTGGGAGACAACACTCTATCCGAACGAGAACATGTTGCTTGTTAACGTGCCGGTGAGTTCTACCGTCAGTTATCAACTGGTGATGAACACGATTTCGGGCGCATGGTCTCGGTTTCTTGGCTGGAATGCAACTGGCTTTGAATTGCACGGCGACCTGATCTATTACGGCAGCGGTGGCACGGTTTACAAAGCCTGGGACACACAAGGCGACAACGGCACCAACATCGCTTTCGAGGCGTTGCAATCGTTTAGCTACTTCGGCAATTCGGGCCAGTTGAAGCAAGTCAAGATGGTGCGCCCCATCATTTCGTTCACCGGCCTGCCTTCGGTGCTTCTGGGGGTCAATACGGACTTCGACCAGACACGACCTATCGGACCCATCAGCGCGCCGCGTTATACGTGGGGTCTATGGGACTCGGCCACTTGGGACAGTTCTGTGTGGGGCTCGGATGACCTAGCCATCAACCGCGATTGGCAGACAGCCTTTGCGATGGGCTATTGCATCGCGGGGCATTTGGTCGGCACGGGGCAGGCATTTCAACTGCGTTGGGCCTCAACGGATTACCTGCTGGAGTCCGGAGGCGTGATTTGATCGTCATCGGTGAGCATGTGTGCCACTGGGTCGCACAGCGCACGGGCGGCGAGTATTTCGGGGGCGGGCAGGGCATTGGCTGGACCCGCGACGGCGAACTGGTGGGCGGGGTGCTGGTGGACAACAGCACGGGCCGCTCGGTGCAAATGCACTGCGCCGGAATCGGCGGGCACTGGTTGAGCAAGTCGCTGCTGCGCTACTCGTTCCACTACGTTTTCAACGAGTTGCAAGTTCACAAGGCAATCGCTCTGGTGGACTCGACCAACGTCGAAGCGCTGCGGCTGGATCGTCACTTGGGATTCGTCCAAGAGGCTGTGATCACGGGCACGGGACGACACGGCGACACCATCATTTTGAGCATGACACGCGACCAATGTCGCTACCTGGAGACCTGACACATGGGCAAACCCTCAGCACCCAAGACGCCCGACTATGCCGGAGCCGCGCAAGCCACGGCGGCAGGCAACCTCGAGGCGACCAAGTACGCCACCGAAGCCAATCGGGTCAACACGTACACGCCCTATGGGTCGCTAACCTACGCGCAAGACCCGAAGAACTCCAACAAGTGGACTTCAACGACGACGCTGGCTCCGGATCAGCAAAAGTTGCTTGACCAGCAAAACAAGACCAGCGAGAACCTTGCGGCCATGCAAGACGCTGCGACCACTCGCGTGGGCACGACGCTGGGTCAAAACATCCCGAGCGCTTACGACCCCAACCAAGCCACCAACAACGCCGCGCAATTGCTCGACGCTCGCTTGCTGCCTCAACAGCAGCGCGACATGGCGCAACTTCAAACGCAGTTGGCAAACCAAGGGATCACCCAAGGCTCTGAGGCATACAACAACGAAATGGATCGGCTGGGCAGGCAGCAAAACGATGCCCGTCAGCAAAACCAGTTGCAAGGCATCAACCTGGGCATGACCCAGCAGGGCCAGCAGTACAACCAGGCGACGGCAAACCGTAACGTGCCACTAAATGAGTTGAACGCTTTGCGCACCGGCGCACAGGTAACAAACCCGACGTTTCAGCAAGCACCGCAGCAGCAGACCACTGCCGGCCCTGACATGCTGGGTGCAGCCAACTCGCAGAACCAATACAACATGGGCTTGTACAACTCTCAGGTTGGCTCTGCCAATGGACTGATGGGTGGGCTGACCTCATTGGCTGGCGCGGGGATCATGAAGTATTCAGACCGTCGCCTCAAGAAGAACATCCGCAAGGTCGGCACGTTCAACGGTTTGAACGTCTATTCCTACCGTTACAAAGCGGGTGGCCCGATGCAAATCGGCGTCATGGCTCAGGAGGTCATGGAGGTCAACCCGAGCGCCGTTCACATCATGCCTGACGGCTTCATGGCCGTGAACTACGGAGCACTGTGATGGCAGCGAACCCGTACACATCAGCACAAGCGCCCGGTGGCATCACCAGCCTGATCGCACCGGACATCGCAGTCCAGCAGCAGCAACTGGCTCGCCAGCAGCAACTGGCCGACATGCTGCGCCAGCAAGCGATGGAAAACGACGGCGGCACGCAAGTGATCAACGGGTGGGCCGTGCAGAAAAGCCCATTCGAGCATCTTGCCAAATTGGGTCAGGCGTACTTCGGCAAGGGGATGCAAGACGACATCGACACCAAGAACTTGCAATTGTCCAAAGAATACGCAAGCGTCATGGCCGACAAGTTGAACCATCCACCGGGTTCGACACCATTGCCGGTTGCTTCTGCTGATACGCCTACAACCTCAGCCCCCATGTCAATTGGTCCCACTGTGGACAACGCCGCAAGGATGGATGCGGCTGTGGCTTCTGGCGCACCTCGTGCCGCAGCTTTGGCACAAGCGCTGTCCGGGCAAACTGCTGCCTCGTCTGCGCCCGTACAGCCCTCCAGCTCACCCGCGCCCACCAACAACTTTGACATGGCGCATTTGCAATACGCCGCTCTGCTGAACGGGTTGAGCCCTCAAATGGCCAACGCTTATGCCAAGCAGTTTGAAGCACCAGATCAGCAACGGCTGGATTCCTATTTGGGCGTTTCAGCCGCTCAACGCCGAGACCTCAATCTGGCAGCAGCTCGCAAGGAAGGCACGCAAGCACTCATCCCCGGTCAGACCAACGTGCTGCCTGATGGCAGCAGGATCGTTGCTCCGAACTTTGAGACGGGCATGGCGGGCGGGTTTGGCCCAGACGGCGCTCCAACGGTATCGGCTATTCCTGGCGCTGCCGATGCCAAGGCGGGCATGACCCGAGCCGCCACACAAGCGGAAGTGCAAGCCAGAGACGCGGGTGCATTGCCGACGCAAGTGGAACTGAAGACGCCGACCAACATCCCAGGCGTCGGGATGGTGCAACCAGGCGTTTACATGCTGACGCCATCGCAGCAGCGCTCCATTGCCAACGGCGGCACCGATTCTCTGTATCCAGCCAGCCCCACCGCTGGGCAGATGCCGGGTCATCCGATCACCGGCTTGTCGACGGATCGAGCGATCAGCACGATTCGAGACCCGCAACAACGCAGCAACGTGGTGGCGGCAATAGGTGCCGGCCCAACGGTTGCGCCAATGCAAGTGCAATCTGCCGCCGATAAAAAAGGTGCGGAAGGCTTGGCAACCTACGGGGTAGATGTGCAAAAAGACATCGACTCGCGCTTGGCATCAGCCAGCCAGCAGAACATGGACTTGCAAGAGGCGCGAGATGCGCTGCAACGCTTCCAGTCGGGCGGTGGCACAGAGTTCAAGGCAAAGCTTGCCACCATCGCTCAGGGCTTAGGTTTTAGCCAGGGCGTCGTCGACCAAATTGGCAAGGGTGATCTGGGAGCCATTCAGCAGTTCAATGCGTCCATGTCTCGTCAGACATTGGCTGCGTTGAAATCAACGCTGGGTGCAGGCAACCCGATCCGCATGGCTGAACTCAAGCAGTTTGAGGCATCCAACCCGCATCTGGACACTGACCCGCGAGCGATGGCAAAGGTGTTCGACTTCCAAGACAAGCTGTACAAGGATGTCAGAACCGAGCGGCGCGAATTCAGCAACTTCGTCAAAGGTGGCGGTGCTGCTTCGGACTTCCCCGGCTACTGGGCAGAGCAACGCTCGAAGCTCGGGTTCACCAATCCGACGGGCACCAGCCAGCCGACCAATGCAGTCAAGCCAACGATCACGTTGGACGACATCGCCGCAGAAATCCAACGTCGCAAAACGCAAGGGGCCAAGTAAATGGCTGATCTTTCCGCGCTGTCTGATGACGACTTGATCAAGCTGTACCAGCAGGTCAGCGCATCGCCCGCTCCGGCATCCGAAACCCAATGGCAACGAGACGCCGACGGCAACGTGAGCGGGTTTACCAAGTCAAACTTGGCCCCCAAGATGACCGACCCGTCCACGCTGCAAATCGGGCCGATGGACACAGGGATTAAGATTCCCGGTGGCGTCAACGATGCACTGATTCGTGCCGGCAGGGGAACCGCTGACTTTTACCAAGGGGCCAAGCAAAAGGCTTTGAACTGGGCTTACGGGAACAACTCCCCAGAAGCCAAGGGGTACACAGACAAGGTCAACGAAGAAAACGCGTTGTATGACCAAGGGCACGGTCTTGATGCTGGTTTTGACGGGTGGCGCTTGGCCGGCAACGTCGTCAACCCATCGCTGTTGCTGGGCGGTGGGGCATCCACGTTGGGGCGCTTAGGCATGGGTGTGCTGCAAGGCGGCTTGTCGAGCTATGCCAATTTCAGCAAGGACAACAACGCGCTGGACAATCTGACTCAAGCCGGCATCGGTGCGGGGCTAGGCGGCGCATTGAACGTGGGTGCCCCGTATGTAATTGACGGGGTCGTCAATCTGGCATCGGCTTTGTCCAACTACGGCAAGAAAGCCGTCAACGTCGCCACGCACGTCCCAGACTTGGTGGGTGGTGGCCTCGAGGCCAAGGTGGCGGCAATCTACGGTGCAGCGCAAAACGGGCCCGCCGCCACCAGTTGGCAATCGCTTGCTCCGACTGTGCGCGATCAGTTGGTCAGCGATGCCAAAGACATGCTGGTGCAAAACGGGCAACTCGACGTAAATGCGCTGGCACGCAAAGCATCCATCCTAGGCATCAACGGCAAGCCAACCACGGGCATGGTCACGCGCAGTCCTCTGGACTGGACGCAAGAGCGCAACTTGCAAAAGCGTCTGGCGCAAGCCGGCACATCTGATGGCGCACTAGACCCGATCACCGCAGCACTCAAGACCAACGACACGGCCCTGAGCAATCAAGGCACCAGGATCGCCTACGAGATTTCCCCGCATGCACCCAACGACTACGCGGTCGGGCTGCAAGCGCAACGCACGATTGAAGGCATATCCAAGGCTTCACAGCGATCAGTCAGCGACCTGTACGGTCAAGTCAGGGATGCGGTCGGGGACCAATCAGGCATTGGATACGACAACATTCTGCACAGCCTGGACACGCTCAAGGACAACGCTTACGCGCACAACTTCCACGACTCGGTGATGAACCGCTTGTCGAGTCTGGTGGGCAAGGGTCAAGACCTGACGGTCAATAAAGCCGAGGAGTTGCGTAAATTCATCGGCACGTTGCCTGACAACGTGAGCGGGGTGGATGTCACCGGCTGGAAGTCGCAAATCAGGGATGCCATCGACCACGATGTGATTGGCGCGGCGGGGCAAGACTTTTTTACTGGTGCTCGAGCCGCAGCGCGAGATCGGTTTCAGATGCTGCACGACCCAGCCATTCAAAACCTGATCAAGTCAGGCGGCTCGCTAGGCGAAGACAAGAACGCCATGACATGGGTCAACAAGTTCGTGATGAACGGAGGCCCAGGCGACATTGCCAAGCTGCGTGATGTTTTGCAATCGCAAGGCGGACAACCTTTGTGGGACAACATCCGCGCGCTCGTTGTTCGCAATTTGCAAGACGGCGCGATCGGAGTGGATGGCAGGTTTAGCGGGGCCAATCTAAACAAGGCCATCGACAAGCTTGGGCCTGATCGCATGAGTTCATTGTTTTCACCCGAAGAACTGTCCAAGTTGCGAGGTTGGCAGGCCAACGCTCATGCAATGACCGTGGAGCCTCCGTATTCCGGCGTCAACCATTCGGCCAGCGGCACATTTTTGAGTGCGGCGGAGAACCTGCCTTGGGGTGCTGGCTCGTTGGCGCGCAAGCTCAACGAAGGCAACGCTGTCAACGATGTGCTGAGAGCGGTGGCGACCGGCGCAGGAGACGCGCAATCAAAAGCAACAGCCAAAGCTCAAGCCACTGCCGACATGATCCGGCGCTGGCTTCCAAGCGTTGGCCCCGGAACGCTGCCGGCTGGGGTACAGAACAACCAGCGTTAACGCACGCGAAACAGCGCGTCCCGCAACTTTCCAGGCGGGAACACATACCAGAGCAAGCTGGCGGCAACTTTGATGCCGACGACGAACGCGATCACCATGAGTGATCTGTAGAACCAGTATTCCATTTGCCTCTCAAGCCACCTCCGGGTGGCTTTTTTCATTTCAGGAGCCAAGCATGCCATTTAACGGGTCAGGCACTTTCACGCCTTACACACCGGGCAATCCGGTCGTGTCGGGTACGACGATCAGCAGCACAGCGATGAACAACACGCTGACCGACGTGGCGACGGGGCTGTCTAACACGTTGACCCGCGACGGTCAAGGCATCGCGTCCGCCAACCTCCCGATGGGGGGCTTCAAGCACACCGGGGCGGGTGCTGCAACTGCGTCTGGTCAATACACGGTCTATGGTCAAACCGGCGCGGTGTTAGACACGGTGTTTACCCCAGCCGGAACCGGAGCCGTCGCCACTACCACGCAGACCAAGCTGCGCGAGTCGGTGAGCGTGAAGGACTTTGGGGCCAAGGGTGATGGCACGACCGACGACACCGCTGCCATTCAAGCCGCTGACACGGCGGCAACCGCTGCGGGAAAGACGTTGTATTTCCCAGCAGGAACTTACCGAATCAACACAAGCACACGACTCTCAATGGGCGGATGCAACTGGGAAGGCGACGGACAAAAACAAAGTGTTTTGCAGTCTGCGGCAGGAACCTATAGCGCGGCAACTTACATGGTGACTGCCAACACCCTAAGCAATTTCACCATCAGTAAATTGGGCTTTGATGTAAGTCTGGCGACATTTACGGCGGGCTCCACTTATGGCCCGTTGCTAATGTTCTCCTGCACGAATTGGCACGTCAAAGATTGCGCGTTTATTGGACTGCAAACGTACACGCTAGGCATTTACGTCAACGGTGGCGATGCTTGGTCTATCACGGACTGTTACTTTAAAAACGCATCTCCAAGCACCAACCAGAACCAGGCAATCAACATTCAAGTTGGGTCTGGCAAGCATATGGTTTGCCGGAACACGATGATCGGCACGGGTTTGTTTTCAAACGGGGCGGACAGCCTTTATTCCGAAAATATTGTGACCGGGTGGAAATTTGGCGGCGGCCTGACTTTTGGTCCAAACAGTAGTTGCACCAACAATCGGATCATTGGCAACTATTGCGTTGGTGGAACTGGTGCCCCCGACGTAAATGCAACTTACACCTCCGGGATTGAGTGTTGGGGGTTGTTTTCGCAAATCATCGGCAATTACTGCGCGTCCAACGCTGGAATGGGCATTGTCATTGCTGGGAACAATTCCGTAGTTAGCGGAAACACTTGCGTCAACAACGGACAAAGCTCGGCCCTTCCTGGAATCGGCGCTTATTCCAAAGTTATCTCAGCATTTACATATTCGGTGGACAAAAGTGTTATTTCTGGCAACGTATGCACGGATACTCAAGGCAGCAAAACGCAAACATATGGCTACGCTGAATTCAGTATTTCTGCTAGCCCCATTACAGGCGTAATAGTTTCTGGAAACTACTTTTCCGGTAACTTGACAGGAACGCAATTGTTGCTTGGCACTAGCCCAACGACCAATTTTATAAACGGTGCGGTACAGGCGTCGTCGGTGGGGGTTGGAGCGGTCCCATTCAATAATGTGTCGCTAGTCACTAGCACCAACTCCACATTGACCGGCACAGCTCAACGAGGAATTCAAGTCAATGACACGTTTTCGTCTGCGGCCACTGGGTCAGTTTACGGAGTCAGTGTTTCGCTGACTAACCAAGCCGCAACAGGCGCTTGTGCTGGGTTGGTTGTATCCAATCCTGTCCTATCGGGCGGCACGATTACAAACAACTATGGTGCTTTTATCAGCGATCTGACCAGCGGCACAAACAATTACGCTTTTCTAGGTAGCGTTACCACCGGGGCGAACAAGTGGAATTGCTACATGTCGGGCACGGCTCCGAACTTCTTTCAAGGCGCGATATGTGTCCCCGGTGGAACGCAATCAGTTTTGCAGACCATTGGCGCAGTGACATCAGGAGCAGGGGCCAACACCGGCACGCTCACCAACTCTCCGGTCACAGGGAATCCAACAAAGTGGATTCCGTTCAACGACGCCGGAACCATTCGTTACATCCCAGCATGGTGAGCGTGATGGACAACCTCGAACACCTCCTGATCAGCATCTGTCTCCAAGCTGTCATCGGCGGCCTCACCGGCAACTGGTGGGCGGGCGCCGCGGTGTGCGCCGCGCTGTTCATCGGACGCGAGCAAGCGCAGGCCGAGTACCGCTGGATCGCTCAGTTTGGCAATGGCGACCGCGCCAAGTTGCGGTGGTGGGATGCGCTCGAACCGCGCCTGTGGAACGCCCACAACGCATTTTGGAACCTCGCCCTGCCCATCGCGTATGTGGTGTGCGCTGCCCTGTACGTCGAACTGAGGTAACTGCATGGACGTTCAAGCCCTGATCAATGTCGCCCTGTTTGCGATCTCGTCGGCCACCGGTTGGTTCGCCCGCGAGATGTGGAACGCGGTTAAGGAACTCAAAGCCGACCTCTCCAAGTTGCGTGAGGAACTGCCCAAGGAGTACATCGCCCGCGATGACTACCGCTCGGACATCCGCGAGTTGAAAGAGATGCTCACGCGGCTGTTTGATCGACTCGATCACAAGGTGGACAAATGACCGACATGCTCTCCCCCCACTTCTCATTGTCCGAGTTGACGCACAGCGACACGGCGACCCGCAAGGGCATCAACAACACGCCACCCCCTGCGGCCATGAGCGCGCTGCTCAGGACTGCCACCGGCCTCGAAGGCGTGCGGGCTTTGCTCGGTGTGCCGGTGCTGGTTTCGTCGGGTTTCAGATGCCGTGAGTTGAACGAACTCGTCGGGGGTCAACCCCTGAGCCAGCACACGCTCGGACAGGCCGCTGACTTCACGGCACCGCTGTATGGCGACCCCGAAAAGATCGCCGTCAGGTTGATCAAGTCGGGGCTGGCCTTCGATCAACTCCTCGTCGAGTTCGGGCGCTGGGTGCATTGCAGCTTCACCGCCACGCCGCGCCGTCAGGCACTGGTCATTGATCACTCGGGCACACGCCTGTTCACCATTCCGGAGGTTGCATGAGCCTTGATCCAGTATCCGCTCTGCTTGATGTAGGCGGCAAAGTCATCGACCGCATTTGGCCTGATCCCGCGCAAGCCGCATCGGCCAAGCTCGAACTGTTCAAGCTCCAACAGTCTGGAGAGTTGCAGCAGCTCGCCGGTCAACTCAAGGTCAACGAGATCGAGGCGGCATCGTCCAGCCTGTTCATCGGCGGCTGGCGTCCGTTTGTGGGCTGGATTTGCGGCGCTGCGCTGGGCTACACCTACATCGCATATCCGTTGCTCCTGTGGGCCGCTGCTGCGTGGTGGCCGACTGTTCACCCGCCCATCTTGGGCAATGACGGGATGCTCTACGAGCTGCTGCTCGGCATGCTTGGCCTTGGCGGCCTGAGGACATTCGAGAAGATCAAGGGCGTTGCTTCGTGAGGTGGGGGCTCCTGCTCTGCCTGCTGCTCGCAGGCTGCGCAGCCGTGCCCATCGTCGATTGCGCCTGTGATGAAAAGCGCATCAAGTACGCCGAGCCGCTGGACGACGGACCCGAGGAAGTCACTTGCCGAAAGACCGGCCAGTACATGGTCTGCTATCCCGTCAGCGGTCGGGCATGAAGTTCGAGCGGACCATCCTGAGCGTGGCCCGCGAAATCCACTTCAAGGTGCCGCAAGCCCTCGTCGATGACCTTGCCCAAGAGGGGCGCATCGCCGTGTGGTTGAAGCGTGACCATCTGGCAGAACTCGACGAAGAACATGCTCGACGCATGGCCGCGCAATCCGCTCGCTGGGCCATGCTCGACTACATCCGCAAGATGTGGCCGCAGCGCGGGCTGGCGGGCAATCTCATGGCTGGATCAGTCGATGACTCCGAAGACTACGTATTCGACAGGGGCGGCCCCGACGCCACTACCTCCGCCGTCTACTGTGCCGAGTTGATCCAGCGCATCGCCGATGGCATTCCTGCTTCGTGCCGCATGTCCGAGGGCCGCCGCAACCGTGCCGCCATCTTTGCGCTGCTGTTGGAAGAGCACGAAGGCATAAGCATTTCTGAGCAGTTGAGCCTGAGCCCCGAAACGGTCAGCCTGCACAAGACCGCCATTTCCAAGATCGCCGCCCAATACATCTAGGAGCCTTCATGCAAGACACACCAGATTCGTGCGAACAATGTGCTTATTGGAAAGAGTTGACCGAGGCATCGGACAAGGTGCGATCCGGCATCTGCCGACGCTATCCAGCACAGATGATGTGCGACTCCGACGGCGATCCGATGTGCGCTCAACCGATTGCGGAAAGCGACGATTGGTGCGGTGAGTTTGCGCAGGTATTGCAGTCGTGAAGGCAACCCTTCAGATTGATGAGCGTCTGAAGGATTTTGGAACCAAAACTCAGAACGCCTACATTGATGCGGTAAACGCCAACGGTAGTCTGCGTGCCGCCGCTCGGGCGATGGGCGTGAATATGTCGGTGATCCACCGTTGTATCGGTGTGGTGACGCGCAACGCAGCCGCCAGAGGCTACGCGCCGCAGCAAGACATGACGCACGTTGTGCCGGATGGGTTCAAGGTGCGCGGGGTTTCGACCTACTACGGAAAGGACGGGAAGCCAGCGGGGCAGTGGGTGAAGTCGCGGGAGGATGCGGACCGGCGCGAGGAACTGGTGCGCGAGGCCATACGGGTGCTGGCCGAGGAAGTCAAAGGGCTCGCACCCATCGTTGAGCCTCCTGCGCGGGTCAATGCTGACCTGTTGTGTGTCTATCCATTAGGCGACCCGCATGTCGGCATGTACGCCTGGGCCAAAGAAGCAGGTGACGACTTTGACCTGGCAATCGCTCGTCGACTTACGCTTGGCGCATTTGATCGGCTGGTGAGCGCAGCACCGGCAGCGCACACGGCCCTGGTTCTGCCTCTCGGCGACATATTCCACATCGACAATCAAAACAACGTGACGCCTGGGCATGGGCACCAGCTCGATGCCGATGGCCGATTCACCAAGGTGCTGCAAGTCGGGATCGAGATGTACCGACATGCCATCCTGCGGTGCCTTGAGAAGCATGAGCATGTCGTCGTGCGATTCGTCTCCGGCAATCACGACCCTCATTCGGTGTGGGCGTTGGCTTTCACCATCGCGGCATTTTTTGCGGACTCGCCACGGGTCACGGTTGACCTTGCGCCATCGAAGCACTGGTTCTACCGATTCGGTCAAGTGCTGATCGGTGCCACGCACGGCGATACGGTCAAGCCCGAGGAATTGCTTGGCGTCATGGTTGCCGACCGTCCCGAGGATTGGGGCGCGACCAAGCATCGGTATTGGTACACCGGCCACATCCACCACCAGACGGTGCGCGAGTTGGCTGGTGGGCTCATCGCGGAGTCATTCCGCACACTGGCGGCGCGGGATGCGTATGCGTCAGGCAAGGGCTACAGGGCGGGCCGCGACATGCGGCTCATCGTTCACGACCGGCAGCACGGTGAGATTGAACGGCATCGGTGTGATGTGGGGATGCTGGCCTGATTCACAGGGCACAATGACCACTCCCCGCTTGGCCTCCCGCACCAATCCCGCACGGGCAGCACTCTGTCGAGGTGAATCGGATTCCGACCCGAGGCACCACGA